AGATAGAGATAATAGCGGATTTATATCCAGTTTAACTATAACACAAAATTTTCAGAATAGTGCAAATTACCCTGAGTTACAAAGACTTAGATTATTAGGATACATTTAAGACCATCTGCGACAAATCCGCGCTTTGTTTGGTGTCGGGGGAAATTTTGCGCGATTGTATAAATAATAGTATGAGTGAATATAAAGATTTATCTAAAGACGAGCTTGAAGAACTTGGACGTAAATATGGGTTAGAGTTGGATAGAAGGCTCTTAAAATCAAAAATGGTTAAACAGCTTGAAAAGCATATCTCTTCTTTATCTAAAGATGAGCTTGAAGAGTTAGCTAGAGAAGATGGAGTAGAGCTTGATAAAAGACTTACTAAAGATAAGCTTGTAGAGCAAGTTGCATCAATAGGTGAACAAGTTACTGAAATTGAATTATCTGAAGAAGAAAAACAATTAGTAGCTAATTTACAAAATTTAAACTTTTAATGATTAAATAATTGCATGGGCGGCTTTTTACAAAATTCAGATCAATTGGGTTCTAATTTAGCGTTTTTGGATGAAACGACTTTTTTATTACCTGGACAACAAACAACACACTCAGGGGTATCGGGTATAAGAACCGTACCAGCAGTTACAGCAAAAGTTCTATTTAATAAGATTGATAGGTCATTACTTGATGCAAAAAATTCTTCATCTATAGTAAGTGATGTAAGTGCTAAAATTGATAGTACAGTATTTAGATTGAGTATTAATAATGCATATCATAATGAAATTATTTCAGTTATAAATGCTGATAGATTATCAACACAATTTACATTTGTTACATCTGGTGGAGGAGCATTAGCAACTGCAACAGCAGCAGTTTCAGGCTTTTTAACTTTATCAGCTCAAGGGCATAACTCAGTTGGTCCTACACTTAGAAGATTATACCATCTAGGTTACGTTTAAAAATAATAACTTTTATTAAAAAGGTGTTTCCGGAACGGTTACACCTTTTTTTATGGGAACTGTGATATAATAGATATGTGATTACTGTAGAGTGTAAATTTAATAGTAAAGTTAAGGAACTATTAAAATCTGTTGATATCAATATAAAGGAACTGGAACGTTATACTAATTTTATTCTCAATGAATATAAAGGAACGAGAAAGTTTTGGTTTTATGAACTAACAATTAAAATGATAGAGTGTGATACTTCCGGGTATTACTTCGGTGAGAATCATATAGAATTAGGGAACAAGACTTTGAAGCGTAATATAGAACAAAAGAGGAAATGGTACTTAAGTTCCTATTTTCATGAGTTATGTCATTTTGCTCAAGATAATTTAGATAAGGTAAAGGAATCTAAATTAAATTATACTGATAAGGATGCCTCTGAATGCAATAATAATTATTATAAAAATCCTTATGAAGTTCAGGCAAGAGAATGGGAAGAAAAATATACTGAAGCTTATATAAGTATCTATTATTAATCTTGAGGCCATAATCGAGCTTTCATATACTCGATATCTTTCTTTATTTCGGCAATGTCTACTTCCATTTCTTTCATACTCTCTGTAATAATAGCATCGCCATTTGGAGTAATAAAATTGCTAACTAATGTTTCTATTTTCTCTACTAAAGGTAGTAACTCTCTAATTTCAGTTTGATTGGCTTGAGCCATAAATCGTAAAGTTTGCGTTTCAGTTTCTAAACTTTCTATTTTTAATCTTATTATTTCTTGATCTTTAGAATAAACTTCTTGAGTAACATAATTATTGTTTAACCATAAAGCTGCTAGAGCTCCTAATGCTGCTAATAGAAAAGTAGCAAAGTTTAAGTTATCCAAAGCAGAGGAAAAGAAAGTAATAGACTTTTTCATTAATATATATTTATTAAATTTTCTTATAATAAATAATAATATGAGTGATCAAAGTAAAATTTATAATCTTTATGAGCAAAACTTAAACCAATCTGCTATTGCTCATATGCAGCAAAGAAACAATGACAAAAATTACGGTAAGTATACTCCTGATCAAGGTAAACCTTCTTACGTTAAATATAGCGTTCCAACAACTAATGCTTCAAAAGTAAAAGGAGCTCCTTTTACCCCTAATGGTATAAGTGGAGACGAAGAAATATTAATTAAAGGTTTTGGTGTAATAGATAGTAGTCAAGCAGAAAAATTATTAGACGATATTAAAAAAGATATACATGAGTTAGTTAATAGAAATGTGACAGGTGCCATATTAAAGAGTAAATTAGATCTTTATGCTTCTATTATACAACAAATGTCTTGATTATCTAAAAACATATACTATAATTAGTATGTGGCGGATGTATTAGAACTAACCTGGGATAATGTAGACTTTTTACTTGATTGTTTAAGTGATGAATTAAAAAGAAAATCTACTAAATATGATACTATAATAGCTTTAGGTAGAGGTGGTCTTATACCTGCTACTACTTTAAGTTATAAATTAGGGATACTTAATCTTCATAATTTAGGTATTAGTACTAGAGAAGATCAAGGTAAGTATAAAGAAACTTTAGTATATCAAAAACCAAATAATATAAGCAAAGAATCAAAAATACTAGTTATAGATGATATTAACGATAGCGGACGCACATTTACTGCGGTAAAATCTATTCTATTATCAGAATATGGTATAGATGATACTAATGTATTATATGTTAGTTTGGTTCAGAGAGAAGGGACTGAATTTTTTAAAAATACTATTTCTGGTAATATTTTGCATACTTCTCGATGGTTAGTGTTTCCTTGGGATAAATAATTAAGTGAGGGCTAGACCATTTTATTTTGAGATTAAAGATATGTTAACGCAGTTTGTTGCTGCGTTTGATGATATAGTTATAGGTCGATTTAATAAAGATAGAGTTGAAAGAGATAAAATTAACGTTAGATACGTTTATGCTCCAAAACAAAGAGTTTTATATGATTTAGTTAATGAAAATAAAACTTTAACTTTACCAGTAGTATCGGTTAATGTAAATAATATATCTAGAGATAATTCTAGAGTTTTTAATAAGTTAGATGGTTTTTTCTACCAAGCTAATGTTGGCGATGAAAAGGTTTCAAGACATTTGAAATCACCAGTACCTATTAATATTTCTTTATCAGTTTCAATCTTAACGAGATTTCAAACTGATATGGATCAAATAATAAGTAATTTTGTTCCTTTTTGTAACCCGTACGTAATTATATCATGGAAAGTTCCTGAACAATTTAGTTTAAGTGTTGATCAGGAAATTAGAAGTGAAGTATTATGGAACGGAGACGTTAATATGAATTATCCAACTGATATCAATTCAGGTCAAAAAGCAAGGGTAACTGCTGATACATCATTTACAATTAAAGGTTGGCTATTTAAAGATGTAGATGACCCTCAAGGTAATATATTTTTCGTCGATCAAAACTTTTATAATGAAACTAAATTACAATATTATGATAACTTTGAAACTTTATCAGGTAATACTTATTCATTCCCAACTTCAACAAATTTAGAAAATAGAGTAGAAAGTTTTGAACTATCAGGTTCACCTTTTATTACCGATATTTTTTATAGTGGTGTATTGTTGCAAAAAAATGTAACTATTTCATCAGGTGCTTCAGCTAATATTATTTTAAACGGAGAAGGTTTTACAAATACAGAAACTGTATTATTTAGCACTAATAATACATCTGTATATAAAAATCTTACTTCTATTTCTACATTTGATAGGCAAGGTCCAATTTCAGGTGAATCTATACCTTTTACTATATTAAACGATAATACTATTATTTTAAATAGTCCTCCTATTTCAGCAGGAGATTTAAGATTTATACCTTTAAATAAAGCAGGTTATGATTTTTCAGACCATTCTTATATGGATACTTTAAGCGGTAGGATACCATCATTGAGTAGTGTATTTATAAAAGTTAATGCACCTAAAAATAGAATAGAATATATTAGCACGTATGATGAAGCTCCTACCACATATGGTGATACATTTTCAATAAGTGCACAATATGTTGATGGAAATGCTGATACTAATCACGGTACAGCATTTAGATTTTTCGGTTCTGATCGCAATGGAGATTTATTTGAATCAAAAGGTACTAATAGGACATTAAATTTTAAAATAGGTGATGTTATTAAAATAAAGAATATAGGTACTAGAGTTGAAGGTCAACCTTCTCTTTCATTAGGACTATCTGGTCATCCAATTATGGTTAAAATTAGTCCAACTTTAGGTAATCAAGATCAAGCTAATGGTGTAACCAATAATGGTGGTGATCTCGGTGATATAATTACATTTAACCCTCTAACATTAGGTAATTTTTACTATATAGATAATACTGGTAATCAATTAGATAACGGTTTAATTACAATATCAAATTATTAATCATATAGATAACATTAAAATAAGTATTAAATAATAATAATGGCCGACCAAAATAATAGTAGACCTCAATCTGGTTTTTTAAAAAATTTAGTTAATAAATTACCATATCAATCGATTGACTTTAATAAAGTATTAGCAGATTTAAATCCTAAGTATGATACATTCCAGGATACTGGTATGAAAAGAGTAGAAGCTTTAGCTAAAAACTCTATATTTTATAACAATGATTTTAATAATACTGGTGCTGGTCAGGTAAGCGTAGATGGTAATTACAGTGCATTAGTATATGCCAATGTAGAAGAAAACAAAGGTGGTAGATTAAGAGACTATCGCATTATGGCTGCTTTTTCAGAAATAAGTGATGCTTTAGATGAAATATGTGATGAGTGTATTAATAAAGATGATAGTGGTAATATAGTTAATTTAAATTTTAGAAACACAGATATTGATGATGAGAAGCAACAAAATATAAAAGATGAATTTGAAAAATATGTAGACTATTTTAATTTAGAAAAAAAAGGTTTTGAATATTTTAGACAATTATTAATTGAAGGAGAAATTTATTTTGAACATATTATACACCAAGGATATACTTCTGATGGTATTTTAGGTGCAGTCTTACTACCTGGTGATTTAATTGATCCTATCTATGATAATATTCAAAATATGATTATTAAGGGTTATATATTACGTAAACCAATTTTTGATCCTAATAAGCCAGAAAAAATTGAAAAGTTTGACTTTATACCTATGGATGATAATCAAGTATCATACATAAATTCGGGTATATGGAACCAAGATAAAACTTTTAGATTACCGTTTATTGAAAATGCTAGAAGAGCATATAGACAATTATCTTTAGTAGAAGATGCAATTGTTATATATAGATTAGTTAGAGCTCCAGAACGTCTTGTATTTAATGTTGATGTTGGTAATATGGCACCACCTAAAGCAGAAGCATATCTTAGAAAGCTTATACAAGAATATTGGAGTAAAAAGACTTTTGATGTTAATCAATCTGGTCAAGTTCAAAAATTTAACCCTCAATCAATGCTTGATTCATTCTGGTTTGCTAGAAGAGCAGGTTCAGAAGGTACGTCAGTTACACAACTACAAGGCGGTTCAAATTTAGGTGAGTTATCAGACTTAATGTACTTTGTTAATAAACTTTATAAAGCATTAAAAGTACCTCTTAATAGATTAAATCCTGAATCAACATTTGATGATAGTCAAAATATTTTAAGAGAAGAACTTAAATTTGCAAAATTTATTATTAGATTGCAACAACAATTTGCATCAGGTTTAAAGAATGGTTTTGTTACTCACTTAAAGCTTAAAGGAATGTTTGAAGAGTATGATCTTAAAGCTAATAATTTACATTTAGAGTTTAATGTACCTACAAATTTCTATGAATTAAGAGAAAGTCAAAAGTTAGAACTTAAAGCTACAAATTTCAATGCTTTGGCTTCAAATGAATTTGTTGCAGCAACCTATGCACAGAAACGTTATCTTGGTTGGAATGATATAGATGTTAAAGCTAATAGAGAGTTTTTACGTAAGGATGCTGAATTGCAATGGGAGTTACAACAAATTGGTTCTGGAGGACCTAATTGGAGGGATAATTTAGAGCAAGCTGGAGCACCTGAAGGGGGAATTGAAGGCACACCAACTGGTGGTATTAGTCCTGAAACA